TGCATAGGTACGCGCTCAAGATGGCGCAGAACAATCCCGACGAGAGCCACTGGACCTACAAGCGCTTCGTCGATCCCGGGACGCCGGAGTTCAGTCACTTCAAGACGCGGCTGCCGGAGAACACGAAGCATCTGCCGCCCGGTTACTACCAGCAGATGAGCAAGGACTTCAAGGGTCGGCCGGATCTCCAGCGCCGCTTCGTGAAGGGCGAGTTCGGCTTCCAGCAACTCGGCGCTCCGGTCACTCCGCTCTGGAGCGACGACGTGCATCTGATGGACGCGATCGAGCCGGTGGCGGGCGGGGAGCTCTGGCTGTCGTGGGACGGGGGCGCGACGCCGGTCTGCGTCATCTGCGAGCTCCTGCCGTCGGGCGTGCTGCTCGTGCTCGACGCGCTCGCCGAGACGCACGGCGGCACTTATCAGCTCATCGAGGATCAGGTCTTCCCGCTGCTCGAGACGCGCTATGCGTCGTTCCGCGGCGTGTGGTCGCACACCGGGGATCCGTCCCTCGAGACGGGGGACCAGTCGGACATCTCCCAGTCCCCGGTCCGGCGCATCCAGAAGATGCTCGGCGGGCGCTGGGTTCGGGGGCAGAAGGAGATCGACAAGCGGGTCGACCCGCTCAACCGGCGCCTCGGGCTGCTCGGGCCGGGCGGGACGGGCATGATCCTCGTCGATCGGATGCGCGCCCGAGGCGTCCACCATGCTCTGCGCGGCGGCTGGCACCGCGCGAAGCACGGCGGCGGCACGACGAGCCCGGCGCCGGTCAAGAATCACCCGCATTCGGACTTCGGCGACGCCATGGGGTACCTCGCCGGCACGCTCTTCCCCTACGGCCACGAGCGCGTGCGGACGAAAGGGCGGTTTTCGGGCGGCGGTTACGCCCGCTATTCGTCTGCTACGGTCGGCGTGACGCGGACTCTTCGGGTCGAGCAGACGAAGATCCCCAAGGAATTCAAGAATCTGCCCTGAGAGAGGGATTCGACGCATGGCTTCTCCGTTCGGCGCGCCGGAAGAGACCGAGGAAGACGACCTGATGGCCCTCGACGAGCTCGAAGAAGAGCTCGCGGAGGAGCCCGAAGGCTCTGATCTCGAGGACGAGCCGCTCGAAATGGACGAGCGAGAGATCATTCAGCTCCTCGGACGCTATTTCGACGAGGCGGAGAACTCTCGGGAGACCGGATTCGAGCCGCGGCACGAGGTCTGGGAGCGAAATCTGCACGCTTTCTGGATGCGGCGCGATTTCAGCGACAAAATGCCGTGGCAATCCCGCGAGCAGTCGACCATGGTGCCCAATTTCGTCGAGCGTTTCGCGGCGAGCCAGCGTCAGGCGCTCTCTCAGTCGCCGAATTGGGCGGAAATCATCGATCGGGACGACCCGACGCAGCAGCTTTCGCGCTTCGCGACCGATTTCATTCGCCTCTGCCTCGATTTCTGCGGCACGAACGACTCCGGGCAGACCGTTCCCTTCGAGGCGATCTTCGGCGGCCTCGTCCAGGCGGGCGCGCTCACCGAAATGATGGCCGCGGTGACCTGGGACGCGAAGGAAGGCCGGGTCCGCGTGACGCCCGTCGACCCGCGGCAGTGCTATCGCGACCCGACCGGGCGCGGGCTCTACCGGGTCCGCTTCTGGGAGGTCGACAAGGAGACCCTGCTGCGGATGGCAGACGAGGAGGTCGACGAAGATGGCGAACCGATCTGGGATCGAGAGGCAATCGAGGAACTGGTCGCTCACCATGACCAGGATCTGGTCCAGGATCTGCAGGTCTCATCGGGCGCGGGCCAGGATCTCCCGTCGCCTCGCACGCCGATCCTCCTGAAGGAGTGGCTCGTCGACCTGATCGACACCCGCGGCAAGGCCGGCAAGCACCGCAAGGTCCGCGAGAAGCAGCTCATCGTCACCGCCAACGACGACCGCATCGTGCGGGGCCCCGAGCCGAATCCGTACTGGCACGGCAAGGACTGGATCGTCGCGCACCCGATCCTCGCGGCGCCGCTGCAGCAGGGTGACGGCCGGACCTACGTCGAGCTCTTCCGTCAGGATGTCGAGACCTACGAGAACGTGATGAACCGCATCTACGACGCGGTCGCCACGAACTCGCTCAACGCCTTCGAGGTGAACCCGGACTGCCTCGACGACCCGACGCTGCTCGAGAGCGGGATCGCGCCCAATCAGACCGTCTTCCGCAGCGACATGGCGCCCCCCGGCGAGCGCGCGATCACGCCGATCGAGATGGGTCGGCCGCTCACCTCGGACATCGTCCGGCTCGCGAGCGAAGCGAAGCGCAACGCGCAGGAGTCGGGCGCGCAGTCGGACATCGCGCTCGGGCAGACGGCGAAGGGCGAGACCACGGCGACGGAGGCCTCGCTTTCGTCGGAGGGGCAGAACGCGCTCACGGGCGCCGTGTCCATGGACATCGACCTGAACTTCCTCGGGCCGCTCGTCGAGCTCATGTACTACACCGGGCTGCAGCACGTCGATGAGGATCAGGGCTCGCGCGCGCTCGGCAGCGGCGTCTGGTACGCGCTCACCGAGCCGCAGCGGGCGATGCTCAAGTCGCGGCGCGAGGAGTTCCGAGCTCGGCCGGTCGCCGTGCGCGCGAAGGGTCTCACGAAGGCGGTCGAGCGCCGCAACCGGCTCCGCGGCGTCCTCGGCGCGCTCAACGTCGTCGGCGGCAACCCGCTGCTCGCGGACGCCTTCGTCAAGAAGTACAGCCTCGACGCGCTGATCGCGCTCATCCTCGAGGACTTCGGTGTGCCGGTGACGCGCATCGAGCTCACCGAGGAGGAGCGCTTCATGCAGGACGAGAAGCGCCGCGAGGAAGAGGCGAAGCGGAAGGCTGCGGAGGCGATGGGCGGCCCTGCTGTGGGCGGCATGGATGGCTCGGCGCCTCCGCAGACTTCCCAGAACCAGGGCGGGCCTGACCCGCTCATGCCGGGCTCGGTGGGCGGGCTCAGTGGGGGGCCGATGTGAACGCAGAGGACCATCGACGACGGGAGGAGGGCGTTCAGGCCCGGCTGGCACTGGACGCCGTGAGCGGCGCGCTGGAAGCCCGCGGCAAGCAGGTGCTCGAGGAGGCCGCGGCGCTGCACGTCGCCGGCAACCTGACCGTCGAGCGCGCCTACGCGCTACTCGTTGCCCTGCTGGAGCAGAAGCGGCTCTTCGAGGCGCTCGAGACGGCGGCACTGCACGGCCGCGTCGCCGCGGGGCGAATCCAGCAGCAGACGGACCAGCAGGCCGCCGAGGCGGCGCGCGAGAAGCTCGCGCAGGTCCACGGCCGCAACCGCTTCGTCCGCTCCCGGGTCCCGCCGCGGCCGCGGCCGGAAACCGCTTGACGGAATTACCGACCTGCCCGATGATCTTTTCCTGAGGGGTGCCCATGTCCGCCGATTTCTTGCAGGATCTCGAAGACCTCGATCTCGACGAAACCTCCACCGACGAAGAGTCGGGAGACCCGAAGGCCGATGACCCGGCCACGCTCCGCGCGGAGCTCGCCGCCGCGCGTGCCCGCGAGGAAGCGATCCGCGAGGAGGCCGCGCGCCTCCGCGCCCGCGAGGACGAGTGGCTCCGCGGCGCGCACAACCGCCCCGAGCCGAAGCCCCAGGCCAAGCCCCTCCCGCCCATGCCGGACCCCGCCGACCGCGAAGCCTTCGCGCGCTGGGACGCCGAGCGCGACGCCCGGCGGCAGGCCGAGCTCGACGCCCGCCTCGAGCGGCGGGAGCAGGAAGCGGCCGAGCGCGACGCGCAGGCGACGCGGATGGCGCGCCTCTGGGATCGCTTCCGCGAGAAGTACCCGACGCTCGCCGCGCGCGAAGCGCTCGCGGGCGCGGCCTACCGCGAGCTCGCGACCCGCGGCACGCTGCCGAAGAACGACGAGAGCATCGTGGACGCCGTCCGCGACGAGATGCGCCGCCTCGCTGGCGAGCGCCAAGCCAATCGATCGGGGGGCACCACGCCGTCCGGCAAGAATCCTCGGCGCGAGCCCGGCCCGAAGGATGAGCATCGGATCACGATGCATGAATCCATCACGAAGCGCAAGAAAGCGCTCGGGCTGATCTAGCCCGCACCGGAGACTCACCATGGCTTGGACCGCCGATGCGCCGTCGGGCACCTATCGCAATTTCGCTCTGTCGAGCAAGATCCGGGATGCGGCCGTCGCGGCCTCGGTCTTCATGCCGTTCATGGACACCGAGCCCGGCTACGGCAAGGGCAAGGGCGGGACGCTGAACCTCACTCGTGTCGGCAACCTGCCGCTCGCGGACACGGTCGACGAGAACACCGAACTGCCGTCGGGCCGCCCGCTGATCGACACCGTGAGCCTCACCCCGTCCGAGTACGGCTACAAGGTGAAGCTGACGGAGTTCGAGACCAACCTCACGCACTTCGACCTGACCAACAAGGTCCAGCGTGCGCTCCGCGATCAGCTCCGGCTGACCATGGACCGCATGTGCGCGCGGGCGCTGAAGCAGACGCCGATCAAGGTCACGTCGTCTTCGCCGACCGCGGTCACGTTCGACACCG